CACGACTTCATTGTCAAAGGCGTTATGCGACAGCATGCTGAAGGCGGCTCACGACACTCCTCTTTGTGGCGACACTCTGCGCAAAGCGAGTAACGTCACTGTTGTGAAAGGGGACAAGTGGGCCAGATCATGGCTCAGTGAGATCAAGCAGAAGGGCAAGCGCTTCACTGATTATGCGTCGTTTGCTGAAGTTCTGGAGAAGAAGGACAACACCTTCCTGCTCGGTCTGTTCGGTGAACCCGGCAAACCCATGTTCAGCATCAAGTACGCGCAGGACATGGGATCCGATGTATCCATGGAATTTACCGAAAACCTGTACCACCTTCTTTCTTTGATGGGTGACAACAAGCCTAAGGGGTACGGCGTATCAGAAGTCAAGCGCGTGTGTCAGATGCATTACATCTGGCGGCCCGGCGGCATCGAGCCGCTGATTGTCGCGTTTTTCGGGATTCCAATTGAGTACCGTCCTCGCCCCAATATAATGTACGTCGGCAAAGCTGGGCCAATTGACGACGATACGGAGGGGGACGGCACGGCCATCATGGGCGCGCCTAATGTAGCGGGCAAGGGCCCCGGCGTTGCCGACACTCAGTCGGCTGCTGCGTTTGCTGCATACAAGGAAAAACGATTGCTTGCGTTTCGCAACAAGAAGACTTTGAGCGAAGAGCTGACGCATGTGGTTGAGTTTCTTCTCGACCGCTTCATCCAGCAGATTTCGAAAGAGACGGGACACGAATACCATACCGTGCCTCTTGTCGGCGCTCAAGTGATTTACGAAACGCGAACTGCGGCGCTTCAAGCCGCGCGGCTGCAACGCAACAACGAGCTCGATGCTGTTGACCCACCTCCACGCACGAATCTTAAGAAGGAGGTGGCGCCGAAAGCGAGCCCGGCGCCAAGGGGCGTAACGCAGTACAACGAGGAAATGGCTATCCAGACTGGACGAGTTGGCCTCCTTGTTAAGGAAGTACTCAAGTATTGCGAATGGTATCAGCCAGGCAACTCGCCGATGATCGTCGCAGAGTCCATCCGCAAAATCACAGAGGCGGCACTCCTCGCCGTCGACTACACACCGGATGGTGGGGTTCGCTCCACGAGTGGGCTCCATGACACTGACTATACCAAAATGGACGAGACGATCAGCCGAACGATTTACAATTGGTTTGTTCGTTTTGTCATGAAGTTCGTTCATCCCAACGATAAAGATGAGGTGGCTAAGATTCTTCGGGATAACGTCAATATCATGACCAAGCTTGGCAATGAGACTGTCAACACTGGCTACAAGAACAACAGTGGCTCCGGAGTGACAACTGAGTTGAATTCCTTCGTTGCTGCTTTCGTCGAGTATGTCATTACAACTTTGGCGGTCATTCGCGCGGTGCACGGGTGGAACAACCCTGAGCCGTACGATTTTGCTCAAGTCAGCCGCACCGTTATGCGCAGGGCCCTCAACAAATATTCGAAGACACATGAGGATACCCTTGTGCAGATACTGTACTGCACTCACATGTTCGTGGGTGGCGGTAAGGCGTTCGACTCCCACGGTAGGTCAAAGACCGGCGTCCGGAACTCGGCTGTGTTCAGGAGCCAGGTTACGCCCGTGGGATACGAGATCGATATATACAGCATTGCGTATGCCATCATTGGACCTAAGTACGGCGATGATGGCATTGGGGCCAATCTTCGCGGTGTGTCTGATGCCGATTGGGAAGCTGCTGCGACCTGGTTCACCACGGAAATTGGTATGATTCTTAAGGTATCGTTCACGAAACCAGAGGAGGGCACGTTCTTCCTCGGGCGGTACTACCCCAAACCCACTGAGACGCTTGCGTCGTACGCGGATGTTCCAAAGGCACTTCGAAAGTTGTCGATTTCCCGCAACTCCGACCCGGAGAAGTACTTCAACAAGCTTCAGGGCTACGCAACGACTGATTGGAACACGCCCGGTATTCACGAGTACCTCATCGTCGTCGGACGCCTCTACGGACAACATTGGCACGACAACGATGGGGGTCTCCAAGCATATGACGGTGTCCAGTATGAGGATGATGGCACGCCGATTCTTTCTGAGCGTTTGCGCCATTTGCTGGACACAGACCGAGACACCTTCTACCGCGTCGCTGGCAACGGCGCGCAACACCTCTACGGGACTGCAGACGAAGACCTCTTCATGGAGAGGATTGCACCGCAATGCGGTTTTAGCGATTCGCACACGTTTGGCGCGTGGCTCATGAATTTGGAGAACTGCACGACATGGGAGGAACTGGACGAATTCTTGCTACCAATGACAGAGTTCGACCCCG